TTGCCCGAGTGGGTCATAGCGGTCTTCGGCGTCGAGTGCCGGTTCATCTTGGAGCTCGTTAAGATTTATCAAACCAATTCCCATGTGCTAATTTACGGCGGCATGAATCTTAGTAAATTTGACGAGGTCGTCCGAGCCAACTGGCAGACGGATCCCCAGCTATCGGAGGAGGAGAAGGAATTCTGCACGGTGAACGATTTCACGAAATTCGGAGCTACGCAAGGTGGTGACTCCCTTCAGATGGACTTGCAGTGGTTTCAGTGGGCTGGGATGTCGGATGCTAGCGTGGAGTTGTATAGACGCATCAAGCTCTCTCTGCAGGCTTTAGGCGGTACGAAGAAGACTTGCCGAGACGATGGTGAGCCCGGGACTTATCTCTTCAACTGCTTCTATGATCTGGGTATTACCGCAGAGCGATTCGGAGTGGAGGCCTTGTGGCGAGGGTTCTGGCTGATAGGCGGTGACGATGAGGCGGCCGACCATCTAGTGCCCATCCATAAAAACTGGACGAACAATCGGCAGTACGTCGTGCGCACGCTCAGCAAGCTGAACTTCCCTAAAGTTGCGGACTTTTGCGGGTGGTTGCTATTGCCCGGCGTCGGCATCGTACGCGATCCGCTGGTGCTGTGGTTCAAAATATTAGTCAAACGTGCACACGGGCAGCACCCAAGCCTCTTTATGGGTTCATTCGCGTTGGAGTGTCAATACTCATATGCTGCGATTCAGCGTGGTGCTGAGCTCGACGATTTTTCATCGATGGCTCTTGCGGCTGTGTTGTCGCAGTTTCATCATGAGATTCCTCTGCTGAGCGCGATACTCTTTTCGGACCCAGACGCGCCTTGGTTGGAACGCGTGAAGACGCGCTTGGAATACTGGCGCACCAAGTCGTTCCCTGGCAGGAAGCTATTGATCCGGAACGCCGAGCGGGTAATTGCTCGAGAAGAAAGAGGTTTCGGTCTCACGGTTCCGATTAGTGGTCGTTTTGAATTATGGACCAAACTTTATCTACCGCGGTACGAGAGGAAGATCAACGTCAACGAGGAATGGCGAACGCGCTTTCCCCGCATCTGTCTTACCTGGGAGATCCGTGGAACGCTGACGTGTTTCGATTCGGCTGTACCATGGACACTCTCCGACTGCTCGACGATGTCAAGGCGTGCGACCTGGCGAAGAACTCGTCCGTTGGGTTGGTC